GTTTTTCCGGGCCATCGGTGGCGAAGTAACGACCGGCTATCAACTCCGCTATATCTACTTTCTCGATCCGTCCTACCGTGCCCGGTTGACGGTGCCGGAGGTGCCATTTAGCGAGATCGAGCGCATCGGGGCGGGAATGTATAAGGGCGTGAAACGTGCGGGCGAGGTGACTGGCGTCACGACCGGCGACCAGCCGGGGGAAGGGCAGTTCGATTCTGACCCGCCCGCTTTAGAATGCGGAACGCCTGAACATTAAGGAATTGAACAATGGCGGGCGCAGGCATCAACCAGAATAGCAGCCAGCAAGATGTGATCGCCGCGCGTCGCCAGCAGGTGGCACGGCTGCGGCTGCGCGGGCTGTCGATGCGTGACATTGCGCAGGCGCTGGCGCTGCCGCCGCTGTCGCTGGTGGATGCGAAGACCGGCAAGCCCTACAGCGCGGCGACGATCTGCAACGATCTGAAAGCCATCGAAGCGGAGTGGCGGGCGTCGGCGCAAGCGGACATTGCCGCATGGAAGGCGAAACAGCTTGCGGAGATTGCCGAGGTAAAACGGGCGGCGTGGCTGGAGAAAGACCTGACGACGGTGCTGTCGGCGCTCAAGCAGGAAGCGGACATCACCGGCACGAAGGCGCCGGCGCGCACGGACGTGACCAGCGGCGATCAGCCGGTGTCGATCATCATTGACTTTTGACGGCGTGATGTGAATCTTTCTGAGCTATGCGGATTTACCGAGAAGCAACTGTTCGCTACGGCGACAGCCGACACGCACCAATACACGCTCTTTGGCGGCGCAAGAGGGCCGGGCAAATCGTACTGGCTGCGCTGGTATGCGGTGCGCTTCCTGATGTTGATGGCGGGGCGGGGCTTTCGCAACGGGCGCGTGATGTTGGCGTGCGAGGATTACCCAAGCCTCTACGAGCGGCAGATCAGCAAGGTGACAACGGAGTTTCCGCTGTGGCTGGGCGAGTATCACGCCAGCCGCAACGAGTACCGCCTGGCGCAGAAGTGGGGCGGCGGCGTGATTGCCTTTCGCAACCTGGACGATCCGAGCAAGTATCAGTCGTCGGAGTTTGCGCTGATTGCGATCGACGAACTGACGAAGAACCGGGAGCGGGCGTTTCACCTGCTGCGCGGTTCGCTGCGCTGGAAGGGCTTCGACGGCACGCGCTTTGTGGCGGCGACCAACCCGGCGTCGAACTGGGTGCGCGACTATTGGATCGAACGCCGGTTCCCGGAGGAGCTTGCCGATTTGCAGCACGAGTTTGCGTTTGTGCCGGCGCTGCCCGACGACAACCCGCATTTGCCGCCGGCCTACTGGAAGACGCTGGAGACGCTGCCGGCCGCGTTGCGTCAGGCGTGGCGCTACGGCGATTGGTACGCCGGCGTCGAGGGGCTGGTCTATGATTCGTTCAACGCCGAGAACATCGTCGATACGGAGCCGGAAGCCGGGCGACCGGTTGAGCTTGCGATTGACGACGGCTACACCGATCCGCGGGCGGTGCTGTTCATTCAGGAGCTATCCAACGGCGACATGCTGATCTTCGATGAACTCTACCAAATCAAGACGCTGGAGGAACGCACCATCGGCGACATCTACGAGCGCATCGAGGCGCACAAGCTGGCGCGCCCACGACTGGCGGTGGTGAGCCATGAGGCGGTGGCGCTGCGTGAGCGGCTGAAGTCGGCGGGCATTCAGGCGGTCAACTGGCTGAGCCGCAAGAACCCGGCCAGCGGTTCGACGCGGCGGGCGGCGATCACGCTGACGCGCTCGCTGATTTGCGACGGGCAGGGGCATCGCTCGATTCTGATTCACCGGCGTTGCAAGAATCTGATCGATGAACTGAGCATGGGGTATCGCTACCCGGAGGGAAAGCGGGGTCTGGAGATTGACCCGGAGGACGGCAACGACCACGCGGCGCAGGCGCTGGAGACGTGGGTTTGGTGGCATCATGGCGGCGAAAGAAAGGTGGCAAAGGTACGGTGAGCGACATTGCAGACGTGTTCGACGCCCTCGCCAAAGAGCGGGCGTATCAGGATGAGAAGTACGGCACGCTTCAGCAGCGGGCGCTGAGCATCGGCGATTACCTGGTGATTGCACGCGGCGAGTTGCTGGAAGCGGAGCAGGCGTTTCAGCGGCGCAGTACGGCGGAATGTCTGTTGGAGCTTAGCCAGGTGGCGGCGACGATTGTGGCGTGCCTGGAGCGCCACGGGGTCGTGCAGCGTCCTGTGAGGTGGGGCTGATGGACGGCTTTTTGCTTGGCGGGCTGGTCTTTGCGACGGGCGTGGCGCTTGGCGCCGGCATCGCGATTGCGCTGGCGTTTCGCTTCGAGGCGGAGCGCAGTGCGCTGCATCAACTGATCGGGCGCTATCAGCAGGCGATGGACGCCCAACGGATTCCAGAGGAGGAGCTGTAGCCGATGGCAATTGCGGGAGGCGCGTGCAGCGCGTATTCGCTTCAGGTGCGAGACGGTGAGTTGGTGACGGTGCGCTCGTTCCACACGCTGCGCAGCGAGTGCCCAACGGTTGAGGAAGCCGTGCGGCGCTTGCGGGCTGGCGAGACGGTGATGGTTGCCGGGAGCGATATGCAGGCGGTGCGCAGGCAGATGCAGCCGCAGGAGCATGTATGAGCTTCGATAGAAAAATAACGATTCATTTGACTGAAGATGAGTGGCAAGCGCTTTGTGAAATGGCAAGGCGTGAATTGCGAAATCCAAAATTGCAGGCGCTGTACTTGCTGCGTATTGCATTGGCTTTGCCGCCAAAAAAAGAACAGCCAGAGGAGCATGACTGATCATGGCGAAATGGCGACGGGGCGGCGGGCGGCGCTACGCAAGCAATGCGCTCAACCCGTATTACTCGCCCGTCGGCGGCATGATTCAATCCGCACAAGCGGAGGCGGAACCGGCGACGCCGGAACCGGCACAACAGGAGGAGGGGGCATGTATCGAGCAAGGGCAGGGGCCGGTCGCACCGGCGCACGACGAAACGGACGCGTGACCGCCAACAGCGTACTGGGCGAGCGCATGGCGCTGGCGGGGTCGATGGGGATGTTGACCTTTGGCAGCAAGCGCCGCGACGTGTACGCCGCGGCGGGCTACGACAAGACCATCCGGTATGACCAGTATCTCAACCGCTTTCTGCGCCAGGACGCGGCGCGGCCGATTGTGACGGCGGCGGTTGACGACACCTGGCGCAAGCCGCCGTCACTGCTAGACGGGATCGACACAGAAAGCGGCATCGAGGGCACGCCCTTTACGGACGCCTGGCTGCGACTGTCGGCGTCGTTGCCTGATGAGGCAGAGACGCGGCGCGGGCTGCTGCACTATCTGTCACGCTTGGATGTGGTCAGCCGCATTGGGCGCTATGGCGTGCTCTTCCTGGGGCTGGCCGATGGGTTGGAGCCAGACCAGCCGGCCACCGCCAACAGCCTGGGCGACGCGTCGGGGCTGCTCTTTGTCAGCGTTTTCGACGAGGGGTCGGCAAAGGTGACGCGGTGGGAGACTGGCAAGACCTCGCCGCGCTACGGCAAGCCGCTCGTGTACCGGCTGACGGGCGGCGTTGAGGGGCAGGTCGTCAACATCGAGGCGCACTGGACGCGCTGCATTCACGTCGCCGACAACGCGCTGACCAACGATTTGTACGGTAGACCGGCGCTCGAAATCGCCTGGAACCGCCTGATTGACCTGGACAAGATCATGGCGGCGACGGGCGAGGCGGGCTGGTCGCAGATGCAACCGGGCTATCTCTTCTCGACAAAGGATGGCTACGTGCTCGACGACGCCGACGCCGACGAACGAAAAGAGCAGATGGACGAGTTTGTTCACGGGCTGCGCCGCTTTCTGGAGGTCAACGGCTACGAGGCGACGACGCTCAGCGGGTCGCTGCAAGACCCGTCGGGCGCGGTCAGCAACGTGCTCAAGCTGCTTTCGGCGGCGACGGGCATCCCGTTGCGCAAGCTGACCGGCAGTGAGCGGGGTGAACTGGCAAGCAGCCAGGATGACGACAACTGGATCGATGTGATCGAGGCGCGTCAGCAGCAACACGTCACGCCGGCGATTATCGAGCCGGTCGTCAATCGGCTGGTGTGGCTGGGCGTCATGCCGGCGCCGTCGTCGGGGTCGTATGTGGTGTGGTGGCCGTCGCTGCGCTCGAAGAATCCGCAGGAGCAAGCGACCATTGCCGACACGGTGGCCGCCGCGCTGCAGAAGATCGGCGCGCGCGTCGAGC